CCTAAACGATGACCGAAAGCAAAAGTTGGTACACCTCTAAGACCGTATGGGCCGTTCTGGTCATGCTCGGCAGTGTTGCCGCACGTAACGCAGGCGTTGACCTCGGGCCATTCGAGGAAGAGATCAGCAGCCTGATCCTCGATGGCGTCGCGCTAGTGGCTGGGGCTGTTGGCCTGTGGGGTCGCATTGCGGCTACTGCGAAGATCGGCGGTTAAGAGACATGCCGGCGATGAGCGATGATGAGATCAAAGCGATCGCCCGCAGCGCAGCAAACGAGGCTGTCGAGGAGACGCTGCGCAGACTTAACCTACATGACGACAACAGTGCCCAGGACGTCCACGACCTGCGTGAGCTGCTAGGCAGCTGGCGGTCGGCAAAGCGGACGATCGGCACGACAATCACCCGAAGCATCACGTTGTTTGTGCTGGGCATGCTGGCCCTGGGCGCCGTGATGCAGGTCCGTAAACAGATGGGTGATGACTAAACGGAGACTTGGCTGCAATGACAATCGACAATGACGACGGCAGTCCCGACAACGCTCGGGATCTGCTGAACAGTTTGCATACGGCGATGGCTGAAGAGTTACTTGGACGTGTACGCTCAGGTAACGCTTCCGCTGCCGAACTCAGTGTCGCGACAAAGTTCCTGAAGGACAACCACATCGAGTGTGTGGCGACACCCGACAACCCACTGGGCCAGCTCGCCGACGCGATACCGGAGTTCAGCAACGCGGCCTGGAACGAGCAGGAGACAGGTCATAGCTAAAGCACAGGATGCCTCTAGGAGCCCTCAGGAAGCCCGTACAGCGGCTTTGGCGATTTTCGAGGCTACACCGCTGAATCGGGTCAAAGGCGACCTACGGGCGTTTATATGGCTTGTATGGCGACATCTGGGTTTACCGGAGCCGACAGCGGTGCAGTACGACATGGCCGAGTATATCCAGAATGCGCCGAAGCGTGCGATCGTGCAGGCGTACCGGGGTGCTGGCAAGTCGTATATCACAAGTGCGTTCGCTGTGTGGACGTGGCTGAACAACCCGCAGGCCAAGATCATGGTCGTGTCGGCCAGCAAGGAACGGGCCGATGCCTTCTCGACGTTTACCCAGCGGCTGATCGCGGAGGTGCCGGGGTGCCAGCATCTGATGCCGAAGGCGGAGCAGAGAAGCTCCAAGATCGCGTTCGATGTCGGGCCGGCGGTCGCGGCACACAGTCCGAGCTGTAAGAGCGTCGGGATCACGGGCCAGCTCACAGGTAGCCGCGCCGATCTGATCATTGCCGACGACTGCGAGGTTCCGAGCAACAGTGCAACCCAAGGGATGCGCGACAAGCTGGCCGAGCTGGTCAAGGAGTTTGACTCGATCCTGACACCCAGCGGCCGGGTGCTGTACCTAGGGACGCCCCAGTGTGAGGACAGCCTGTATACGAAGTTGCCGGAGCGTGGGTACTCGACACGCATCTGGCCGGCACTGAAGCCGACGCCCAAGGAGGCGGAGACGTACGGCGAGGCCCTGGCCCCGTTCGTTCACGACCTCGACATTGCCGACGGCACGTCGGTGGATCCGCTGCGCTTCTCAGATGATGATCTGCTGGAGAGGCGTGCGAGCTATGGCAAGGCCGGGTTTAACCTGCAGTTCCAGCTGAGCACGCAACTGAGCGATGCCGACAGATTCCCGTTGAAGGTGCGCGACATCATCTTCCTGGCGTTCGACCGGGAGCGGGCGCCGATGCAGCTGACGTGGGGCCCGTACGAGGGCCGGTTGTTGAACGACCTACCGAACGTGGCGATGCGGGGCGATCGCATGTACGGGCCGATGAGTGTCGGCGAAGTGACAGCTGAGTTTTCCGGCACAGTCATGGCTATCGACCCCAGTGGCCGAGGCGCCGACGAGACCGGGTATGCGGTCGTGAAGATGCTCAACGGGTACTTGTACGTGTGCGAGTGTGGCGGACTGCCGGGTGGCTACGATGATGAGACCCTGGGGACGCTCGCCGAGATTGCCAAACGGAACGACACGAATGCGATCGTCGTGGAGAGCAACTTTGGTGACGGCATGTTCGTCAAGCTGCTCGAGCCGGTGCTGCGCAAACGACACCCCTGTGCGATCGAGGAGGTTCGACACAGCAGCCAAAAGGAGCGGCGCATCATCGACACGCTGGAGCCTGTGCTCATGCGACACAAGTTGGTGCTCGACCCAGCTGTCGTGGAGCATGACTATCGGTCGGCTCAGCGGTACGACAGCGCGGTGAGGCTGAGTAAGATGCTCATGTATCAGCTCACCAGGATCACTGCGGACAGAAATGCCCTGCGCCACGATGATAGGCTCGACGCACTGAGCATGGCGGTAGGCTACTGGGTGGAGCAGATGAGTGTGGACGACCGAGATGGCGTCGATGCGCACAACGATGAGTTACTACGTCGTGAACTCGATGCATTTATGAGGAACGCTGGGGTGGCCTCTGGGAGGCTCGGCCGGCCTAACTGGATGGCTAACGTGATCGACAAAACCTGATAGCCGAACATGCTTAAAATAAAAAATCAAAAACGTAGTGTTCTCAGTGGTTTACAAATCACGACACTATAAGGGGGACGGGGAGTCCCTACATATATGTAACTAATGAGCCCACTCCTGTTTTTTTATTCATTTAATTAAGCATGTTCGGCTATCAGGAAGAGGCTTAGTAGCTACTCCTATGAGTTAAGGGTGGGCCGCGGAAAAAGTCCTGTCAAGCACTCATTGCATTTCCCACCCGATCATTTTGGCGCAAAAATCTGAAGAGCCTATTAGATTCTGTCGGGTCGAAAATCCCCCCGGCGCCCCCATGCTCGAGTCCGAAAAGCTGCCCGACGTACCGCTAAACAGTACAGCCGCGGCGCAAAACTCCAATGAAATCAGCTAGTTATTCGCACGAGAAACGCATTTCTAGTGCGATCTAGTGCATTCCTGGGGCTGATCTGCAGTCCTGGCGTATATTCGTACGTGCTCCCGTTCGCCGACCTTTTTTGTTTTCTTCGAAGTCTACCTATTCGCCAACTAATAGGTTTACAATCGTACTCATTACGTTTACAAGCGCACGCATCACTAATGCCAGCACGGGAGTACACGGCATGTTCTATCTGATAGCTAGATTTCGCGGAGATGATCAGCGATTTAAATTCTGCGAGACTTTTAACAACGATGAGCACGGGTATGAGTGCGCTTATGAAACCGCGGTAGAGATCCTACTCGGCAACTACAATGCGGTTTGGGAAAACGAATTTGATTTTGTCGAGATCTGCCGCGGTCGCCAAGTAATTGCCACCGTTGATGAGTCGGAGGTTTGGGCATGACCTACACCAAAGCATCAACAGACGCGGCTATCATATACGACGGCCCATCGCTCATCGATGGAACACCGATTATCGTTGTCGCTACCTATTCCGATCGCAACCGGAAGACCGGCGGTGTGCTGCAGACCTACATCCTTGTGCGCGACACGGATCCCCGCGACGCAAACAAGCACGGCGCTGACTTTGCGATTTGCGGGGAATGTCCGCACCGTGGCAAGCCAACGAGCGATCCAACGCGCAAGCTTGCAGCCGAGCGCTCGTGTTATGTCGTCATAGGTCAGGGCCCACTAAATGCTTGGAAATCGTACAAGCGCGGCAACGTCTATCCGCCGGTGTCTGGTCACGCTGCCATTGCCGCACTAGGCAGCGGCCGCACTGTCCGACTCGGAACTTATGGCGATCCGGCCGCGGTGCCGTCCTATATATGGGAGTCGCTGATTTCCGACGCTCGGGCCCATGTCGGATATACCCATCAGTCTGGCATCTCGAGCGCCGACGTGCGCTCCGACATGTGCATGACGTCCGCTGACACGCTCGCCGACGCGCAGCAGGCATGGGCACGCGGGGAGCGCACATTCCGCGTCGTGTCCGACTATGCCGACATGGCGCCCAACGAGATTGCATGCCCGTCCGAGCGCGGCGTGCAGTGCGCTGATTGTCGGCTCTGCGGCGGTACGTCGGTCAGTTCACCCAAGTCTATCGCGATCGCCGTACACGGCGCCGGTGCCCGCTACTTTTAAACTCATAGGTGCGGTGTCGTACCCAGTGCGGCGCCGCGCTGCCAGCAACCATGACAACACGGGAGTAAACATCATGGCCAAACTAACAAAGACTTACACTGTCACGATGACGCGCACGCGTACCTTTGAGCAGGTCGCGCATGTCGAGATTGAAGCACGCCACGCCGCAGAAGCTTGGGAGATCGCAGCATGAACTCCGCCCTGTTTATCACCGCCGCAACGCTCTGGTTCCTTGTGGCTTATGCCGCCCTGTTCAGCCTCGGCTGGACGTCCTGACACCTACCAACACAACACGGGAGAACAACGACATGGATATGCTCGTTCATAATATCAAAGTTACATCGAAGCACGTCACGTTGAAGCTTGATCGTGCAGCAGCGCGTCGCGTTTTTTGGTGGATCGAGGCTGCATTTGAGCAAGAGAAGCGCGACCTCGATGCGGCTGCGAAGAAGCTTGCAGATTTACTGGCACAGCCTGACCCGGATGATGAGGAGCGCCCAGAGCTCGGCACTGATGAGTTCTCAGAGTGGCGCCAGCGTCTTGATGAGCACCGCCGTGCAATCACCGAACAGCGTTTCTCTGTAATCCACAGCGGCGCGCGCGCTGATGAGATGTGGGACTTCATAATTCAAGCAGCGGACTGCTGGAATTGGGACCACGATTGGCAGGACCAATACTGATGGGACGCGGACCTGACCTCAAGCCACGTCGCCCCCGCGCTCGATCAGTGGACCTCGCCGGATCACCGGCGTGGATCTACGCGCTCCAGCGCTGGGGTCGTGGCCTTCCCTACAGCTACGACGTCTGGATGACTCCGACGCTCGACCCAGTCACCGGGCACTGGCAGTGCATCGTCGCTGCCTGCCACGCCGATGGCTCGATCGATCCTGTCGACCTTGTCGACCTCAAATCTGAGCGGGGCCAGCGCCGGTCCCGCAATCGTCGCAAGTGGGTCGACCTCTCGACCGACATGCGCGCCCTGCTGTCATCCGAAAACCTACGTGAAAGGATCCTCGCCCATGCAAGCACCGACGACTGACACGCGCAAGGTTGTCGTGTCCCTCGAGGTCATCGCTCACTGGCGCAACGAGAGCCGCCAGTGGTCTGACTCGAAAATGTTCGACGACTTCCGCTCGGCTGCGACGCACTTCCAGCTGACCCGGCAGCAAGCCAACGTTTCCCAGCGTGACACATTAGTGGACCTCGTGCTGCGACAGCACCGGCGCCTCGAGATAACACCAACGGAGACGTCGAGCCATGCGCCACCTATCCAAGCTCGCCTGTAGTGCCGTCGCCCTCGTGGCATCGGCGTCCATCGCCGGCGCTCAGTCGTCGGCGTCGACGGCTATGGCTGTCGAGCGTGACCGCTGGATCGAGGCTGTGAACCAGCTGGATCCGACCGACGGGGTCTGGAGTTATATCTCTGGGCTCGTGTCCGGTGCCATGACTGGCGCCCTGGCTGCAACGGGGGGCGAGACG